CCGGCTGTCCCCTTATGAGGTGCTGCATATCCCTGGTCTGGGATTTGACGGGCTGGTGGGCTATTCGCCTATCGCTATGGCGAAGAACGCTATCGGCATGGCCATGGCCTGCGAGGAATACGGGGCGAAGTTTTTCGCCAACGGCGCGGCACCTTCCGGGGTGCTGGAGCATCCGGGGACCATCAAGGATCCCAGCCGGGTGCGGGAAAGCTGGCAAAGGACCTTCGGAGGAAGCGGGAACGCCAACAAGGTGGCAGTGCTGGAGGAAGGGATGAAATACACACCCATTTCCATCTCGCCGGAGCAGGCGCAGTTTCTGGAAACCAGGAAGTTCCAGCTGGATGAGATCGCCAGGATCTTCCGGGTGCCGCCCCATATGATCGGGGACCTGGAAAAGTCGTCTTTCAACAACATCGAGCAGCAGTCCCTGGAATTCGTAAAATATACCCTGGATCCCTGGGTGTCCCGGTGGGAACAGTCCATGGTGCGCTCGCTGCTGTCCAGGGAAGAGAAATCAAAGTATTTCATCAAGTTCAATGTGGACGGACTGCTCAGAGGGGACTACCAGAGCCGGATGAACGGATATGCCACGGCAAGGCAGAACGGCTGGATGAGCGCCAATGATATCCGGGAACTGGAAAACCTGGATCGGATCCCGGCGGAGCAGGGCGGGGATCTGTACCTGATCAACGGGAACATGACGAAGCTTGCGGACGCCGGGCTGTTTGGAACAGGTCAGCAGGGGATGCCTGCAGGGACAGATGATTTTGAGGGGAAAGGAGAAGAGATCCGATGAAGAAATTTTGGAACTGGAAAAGCAGAAAGATCCGGGATCAGGATTCCGGTGAGGAGAGGATTGAGAGGGTACTGTTCCTGAATGGCACCATCGCGGAAGAGAGCTGGTATGACGATGAAGTCACGCCGGCTCTTTTTAAGGAGGAGCTGATGGCAGGGAGCGGCGATATCACAGTGTGGATCAACAGCCCCGGAGGGGACTGCGTGGCCGCTGCCCAGATCTACAACATGCTGATGGATTATAAGGAAAATGTCACAGTAAAGATCGATGGGATCGCGGCATCCGCGGCAAGCGTGATCGCTATGGCAGGAACGCAGGTACTGATCTCGCCGGTGGGGATGCTGATGATCCATAACCCGGCGACTATTGCCTGGGGGGATTCCGGAGAAATGCAGAAGGCCATTGAGATGCTGGAAAGCGTGAAAGATTCCATCATCAACGCCTATGAGATCAAGACCGGCCTGTCCCGGACAAAGCTGTCCCACATGATGGACGCGGAAACCTGGATGGACGCCGGGAAAGCAGTGGAACTGGGATTTGCCGATGGGATCCTGAAACGTTCTGAAGTTCCGGATGACATGGAGCCGCCTGCGGTATCCATGCTCTATTCCGAAACCGCCGCAGTCAATTCCTTAATGGATAAAATCGCGGCAAAGTGCAGGACAAAAACGAAAATCGAACCTTTAGGCCGCAGCGTAGACAGTCTCTATGAGCGGCTGAATTTATTGAAGAATTAGAGGAGGACATGACGATGACGATTTTAGAACTGAGAGAAAAGAGGGCGGGAGGCGGCGAAGGCTTTCTTGGATTCCCACAGGAATGAAAAAGGCGTGCTGTCTGCGGAGGATGACGCTGCCTATACTCGTATGGAACAGGAGATCACGGACCTTGGGAAAGAGATTGCCCGGATGGAGCGGCAGGAAGCCTTTGAGAGGGAACTGTCCCAGCCGGTGAACAGGCCCCTGACCGGGCGCCCGGCATCCGGCGGCGCAGGGAAAGAAAAGACCGGACGCGTTTCGGAGGAATACAGGACGAACTTCTGGAACGCCATGCGCTCCAAGGTGCCGCTTCCCGGCGTGGTTAACGCCCTGGAAGAGGGAACGGATTCCGAGGGCGGGTATCTGGTGCCTGATGAGTATGAACGCACCCTGGTGGAAGCCCTGGAAGAGGAAAATGTGTTCCGCCAGTTGGCAAACGTGATCCGTACTTCCAGCGGCGACCGGAAGATCCCGGTGGTGGCAACAAAGGGGACTGCCTCTTGGATTGATGAGGAAGGGGCCTATACGGAGAGTGATGATTCCTTCGGCCAGGTATCTATCGGGGCTTATAAGGTAGGTACCATGATCAAGGTATCAGAGGAACTTCTCAATGACAGCGTCTTTGACCTGGAATCCTATATCGCAAAGGAGTTTGCAAGAAGGATCGGGGCGAAGGAGGAAGAGGCGTTCTTTACCGGGGACGGCTCCGGGAAGCCTCTGGGTGTGCTGGCAGCTACCGGCGGTGCGGAGACTGGGGTGACGGCGGCGTCCTCTACAGCCATTACGGCGGATGAACTGATGGATCTGTTCTATTCCCTGAAATCCCCTTACCGGAAGAAAGCCGTGTGGGTGTTGAACGATTCCACCATCAAGGCGGTGCGCAAGCTGAAGGATTCCACCGGACAGTACCTGTGGCAGCCGTCCCTTATGGCCGGAACGCCGGATACGCTCCTTGGCAGGCCGGTGAAGACCTCCGCCTATATGCCGGTGATCGCGGCGGGAGCGAAGACTATTGCCTTCGGCGATTTCAGCTATTACTGGATTGCGGACCGGCAGGGACGTTCCTTCAAGCGGCTGAACGAACTGTACGCCGCCAACGGCCAGGTGGGCTTCCTTGGATCCCAGAGGGTGGATGGGAAGCTGGTGCTGTCCGAGGCGGTGAAGGTGCTAACGCAGAAGGCCAGCGCCTGATGGATTGATGTGAGAAATCGGGCGGCGTCCCCAGGCGTGGGGCGCCGCCGGTAAGGAAGGAGGGCAGGCGGGATGCTGGTGACGCTGGAAGAAATGAAGAATTACCTCCGGGTGGATGACGATGAGGACGATGGGCTGATCACCACGCTTTTGGCATCTGCGGAGCGGATGTGCATGGATATCCTGCGGACAGATGAGGAAAGCGGCCTGCAGGAAGCGGAGAATGGAAAAACGGCGGTGATGTATACGGTGGCCTATCTGTATGAACACCGGGAGGAAGCTGACCACCATGCCCTGAACCTGACGCTCCGCGCCCTGCTCTTCGGCAGCCGGAAGGAGGCGTTCTGATGGAGATCGCTCTTCTGAATGTAAAAGTGACCTTCCAGAAGAATTCTGTGGTGTCGGATTCTATTGGGAACCGGAAGAATGTCTGGGAGGATTATTATACCTGCCATGCCACGGTCAGCGGTGAGGGCGGGCAGGAAAAGGCAGCGGCCGGATTGACGGTAGCGGAATCTGACATTGCTTTTACCGTCCGTTTCTGTAAACGGGCGGCGGAGGTGACAGCGGACGGGTTCCGTATCCTGTTTGGCGGGGAGATTTACAACATCGCGGCTGTGGACCACATGAACTATAAGAAGAAAGCGCTGAAGTTCCGGTGCGAGAAAGCGAGGCGGTGACCATGGGACAGACGGTACAGATCGGGGAACTGGCGGACGCCGTCATGGAAACGCTGGAAGAGTATGCAGACCTGGCTGCGGAGGATGTGAAGCAGGCGGTCCGGGATGCCGGGGAGACGGTAAGGAAGGAGATCCGTGCCAATGCTCCGAAGGATACCGGGGACTATGCCAAAAGCTGGGCGGTGAAAAAGACAAAAGAGACATCCAGCAGCCTGACGCTGACGGTCCATTCCAAAAACCGCTACCAGCTGGCCCATCTGCTGGAGTACGGCCACGCGAAGCGGAACGGCGGACGGGTGGAGGGCAAAGCCCATATCGCCCCGGCGGAGGAAAAGGGAATCCGGCAGCTGGAAGAAGAAATTGAAAGGAGCCTGAGGGATGGATAAACTTCTGGATATTTTGAAAAGCATCGGCTTCCCCTATGCTTATGACCATTTTGCGGAAGGGGAAGTGCCGGATCCGCCGTTCCTTTGCTACCTGCTGCCGGGGAGCGATAACTTTTCCGCGGATGGAAAGGTTTATTACCGGATCAGCGAGGTGCGGGTGGAACTGTATACGGATTTCAAAGACCTTGCTTCGGAGCAGAAAATAGAGGATGCGCTTGATGCGGCGGAGATTTTTTATAATAAGACGGAAACTTGGATTGACAGTGAAAAGCTGTACGAGGTTCTGTACTCTTTTGATATGGAGGGAATGTAAATGCCGAATAAGAAGAATAAAGTAAAATTCAATATCTGCAATGTGCATTACGCGCTGATTACAGTAAGTGAAGAAGGGGAGGTGACCTTCGGGACGCCGGTGGCTATGCCGGGCGCGGTATCCCTGTCCCTGGAGCCAAACGGCGAGCCGTCCAATTTTTACGCGGATGGGTACGCTTATTATACGATCTCTAACAACATGGGCTATGAAGGGGATCTGGAACTGGCCATGGTGCCGGAGAGCTTCCGGACGGATGTGCTGAAGGAATCCCTGGATGACAACAGCGTGCTGGTGGAGAGCGCCAATGTGGAGACGGCGAACTTCGCCCTGCTTTTTGAGTTTGACGGGGATGTGAAGAAGATCCGCCATGTGCTGTATAACTGCTCGGCGGCAAGGCCGAATATCGAGTCCGCGACCAATGAGGAGGAGATCGAGGTACAGACGGAAACGCTGGCCATCACGGCGGCGCCCCTGGCCAATGGGTATGTGAAGGCCCGTACCGGGGACAGCACCACGGATACGGTTTATACAGGGTGGTATTCTTCCGTGTATATGCCGACGGTAGCTGATCCGGAGGCATCTGGGGTACAGCAGTCCGGCCTGCAGGAAATGGAAGAGGATGAAATCGGAGGGGAGACATTATGAGCATGAAGAAAAATATCATGATTGATGGGCAGGAGGTCGCTTTTAAAGCCTCCGCCGCCATCCCCCGGATCTACCGGATGCGGTTCCACCGGGATATCTACAAAGACCTGCGGGATCTGGAAAAGGGGATCGACAAGAACGACCCGGAGAATTCCAATCTGGATCTGTTCTCTTTAGAGATGTTTGAGAATATCGCCTATGTGATGGCGAAGCATGCGGATCCTTCCATCCCGGATACGCCGGAGGAATGGCTGGACGGCTTTAATACTTTCTCTATCTATCAGGTACTGCCCCAGATCATTGAACTGTGGGGGCTGAACACCCAGACGGATGTGCAGGCTAAAAAAAACTTCGTCCGACTGACCGGGAAATGACGACGCCCCTGTTCCTCCTGCGGTGCGTGCAGCTGGGGCTGTCCATCCGGGATCTGGATCTTTTGACCATCGGAATGGTGAACGATATGTATGTGGAGAGCCGGAACGATGAGCATAAATATGCGGTAGTGGCCACGCAAAAAGATTTCGATCAATTTTAACGGCTGTTCTCGATTTTCTTTGATTTGGCGGATTGCTTAAATACGTTTTCTCTGTTATACTCGCCTTGTGCGCACAAATAAAATACAGGAAGGGGTATGCTGTTTGAAGAACAACGGATGTGCTATTGTATCAAGCCGGGAGGCTTGCGTGCAATAACCCGGCAAACCTCCCGGAGGATTTGAATACATCAAAGACTTTCAGGAGGAAAATACAATGAACCGTGAGAATAAACGGAAAAAATACGAGAAACATTATTATAAAAATCACGCCTGTACCGATCCGTTCACCTGTAAGGTGTGCGGGCGGCTGGTCGTTCCGGAAGGCGCGGGATCCGGACACAGGAACCATTGCCCGAACTGCCTGAGCAGTCAGCATCTGG